ATATTAAAATTGGTTTTCAAGACAAAACCAAAACGAAAGGTAAGTAAATGTTTGAGAACCCAAAGCCTAAGTCAGTATTTATTAACCAGTTAGACGGTGGTTACACCATAAATTTACAAGGTAATAATTTTTATCCCGTTAAGGTTGCCGTTACAATTGACGAGGTAAAACAGATTATAAATGATTTTTTTACAACGGCGGAAAGCGACAAAACAAATGCCAGTCAAGAGAATACAAGTCAAACACCAGGGAAAGAGACAGAAAGTGAAAGTGTCACAATCCAAGACCTCCCCGAAAGCGTTATTGCCTAGTCTAGTTACATTTTTGCTGGATGAAACGGGCTCAATGAGTTCAATTGAAGCAGCTACAATCAGCGGCTTTAATGAATACCTTACAAGCTTAAAAGCTAAAAAAACTCCAATAGTATTTGGACTGGCACGCTTTGACAGTATGCATTATGTGCCAGCAGATTTTAAAAAATTGGAAGAGGTAAAGAACTTAACTGATTACAAGCCAGGCGCAATGACTAATTTGTATGATTCCATTGCCAGAGCCATTAAGGATGCAGAAAACTACCAAAGTCACCCCGCAAGCAATGGCAAGTATAAAAATTTAATGGTGATAATGACAGACGGCCAAGAGAACGCAAGCCAAGAGTATAACCAAAAAAAGATTTTTGATTTAATAAAGGAAAAAGAAAAGTCAGACTGGACATTTACATTTTTAGGAGCAAATCAGGATTCCTGGGCAAGCGCAGAAGCTATGGGCGTAGCTACAGGCAACAGCATAAACTTTACAGCTACCACAACAGGAACGCGCAGCGCATTTGCCGCAGCAAGTGCAATGACAGCTAACTATGCAATGAACACAAGCGGAGACAATACAAAAATGTTCAATGCAAAGACAGTGGAACAGTTTAATGACGATGTGGAATTGGATGCAAAAACTTAAAGACTGGGTATTAAAAAAACTGGGATTCAGTATTTGTAAATGCACTTGCCATAATTACGGTTATAACGGATGTGGACTTTGCAGAAAAACAGAACACTAATGTTAAAGCAATTAATTCACGATGTTAAATGGATTTGGAGAAGCCCAACTAAAAGCTTTAAGATTAGATGGGAGAAACTAAAATTTATACTAAGAAAATATGTTCACAGAAAATAAAGAATGGAAATGCAACCAGTGCGGGGAAACTTATAATCGGACTAACGGAGATTCTTACAAAACCCATATTATTATTCACCTTTTGGAATTAGAGTTAATGCAGGAAATGCATAAGACAGAAGCTAAGCAAGCAGATAAATTTTATGGCAACAAGGAAACAGAAAAGAGTAGCTAAGATTCTTATGGAAAATGGCGGAATGCCTATAGGTAAGGCAATGGTTATGGCTGGATATTCAAAACTTTCTGCTTTAACTCCGCAAAAATTAACAGATTCTAAAGGTTGGTTGGAAGTTTTTGATGAAGCTATAAGCGATAAAGATTTAATTGCGGTCCATAAGCGCGGTTTAAAAGCATTTAGGGAAACTCCCCGCATTAGTGGCCGAGATAAAAGTGGTGCGCCGATTTACGAATATATTAAAGTCCCAGATTTTCACGCTCAACATAAATTTTTAGAAACTGGCTACAAAGCTAAAGGAAGATTTACAGGAGTAAATAGCGATGATGCTGGCAATTTAACCATCAATCTTGCTGGTTATGAACAAGACAATAGACATTCCGCACAGATTCAGCCCAAGACCATATCAATTGCCGTTTCTGGAAGCAATGGACGCAGGATTCAAACGGGCAGTGATAGTCTGGCATCGCCGCAGCGGGAAGGACAAGACAGTTTTACAAGTGGTGATTAAAAAAATGTTGCTTAGAGTTGGAACTTACTTTTATATCTTCCCAACTTACAACCAGGGCAGAAAAGTTTTATGGGATGGAATGGACAAAGACGGTTTCGCTTTTATTGACCATTTCCCAGAAGAGATTATAGCCAAGAAGAATGAAGCGGAGATGCGCATTGAGTTAATAAACGGAAGTGCATTTCAAGTTATAGGTTGCGACAACATTGACAACATTGTCGGAACAAACCCCGTGGGCGTGGTGTTTAGTGAATATCCATTGGGCCGAGTTGAAGCCTGGGATTATATTCGCCCTATCTTAAGAGAAAACAAAGGTTGGGCCATCTTTGATTACACGCCAAGAGGAATGAACCACGGCTGGAAATTATTACAGCAAGCCAAAGCAGACGAGGAATGGTTTTACCAAGTGCTTACCGCAGACGACACCAATGTTTTAAGTCGTGAAGACCTGGCCGCAGAGCAACGGCAGATGCCAGAAGATTTATTTTACCAGGAATATTATTGTAAGTTTATTGAAGGTGCAGGAAGAGTCTTTAGGAATATAGATAATTGCATTTACGATGACAGATACGAGCCCGAAATTAGCAAACGATTCGCAATTGAGCCTATTAGAAGTTACAGACTTGGAGTTGACCTTGCTAAACATCAAGACTTTACGGTGGTTACAGCGATTGACCTTACTACTTTCAAAGCCTTTATCGCAGAACGATTTAATCAGCTTGACTACTCGTTGCAGAAAGCTCGCATCAAGGCCCAGCATTACCGTTTTAGCAAAGCAGAGATTACTATTGACAGCACTGGAGTTGGAGAACCAATATATGACGACTTAAACGATGCACAAATTCCAATTAGAGCGTTTAAGTTTACGGAGACGAGTAGGCGCGACCTCTTAACTAACTTACAGCTCTTACTGGAACAGGAGATTATAAAAATTCCCAATGACCCGCTCTTGATTGACGAACTAAGAAGCTTCCAATATGAGTTAGCAGATAGCGGCAGGGTTAAAATGGTAGTCCCAGATGGCTTGCACGATGATATGGTTATGTCTCTGGCCCTAGCCTGTTGGGATTTACCGCAAAAGCCCATAGCAAATAAGACCGCACGAGCAGACAAGCTTGTTATTAAACAGTTTGACCACTACAGCAAAGGACAAGGCAGTAAATATTTTAGTGGCTCGCAGTATTTAAGACGATGAGACAATTACTAAAGACGCTATACGAATTTAAGATACGGACAATGTTTTATTTTCAGTTGGGTTACGGCGAAGTCAGCTCTACTGCCTCAATGATTAAGGATATTGCCATCTTGTTAGGTTTCGCAGTCATCGTCTTTAAAATCCAGTTAAGTTTAAGAGAAACTCTGTTGATAAGTGCCGTAACTTTCTTGATTTTTATTCTAATTGGTGTCATATTGAAGAAAACAGGAATGTCCGATTTTACAACCCGAATGAGTAACAGCGTGAATCCAGAATTAAAGCTTGTCCGTAAGATTGCCAAGCATTTGGGAGTTGAAGAAGATGGAGAATAATATATCCGAATGGGAGACCGCACAGCAAGAAGAGAAAAACTTTTGGGGCACGTGCGCTAACACCTACAACGAAGAGACTAAGCAGCTTGTCTATGCCAAGAAGATGGGCATAAAACAAATTACAGTAAACGGCGACCCTTACCATTTTGATACCGAAGGCTTGAGAATCTTAGACATAGGCGGCGGGCCGAGTTCAATGCTTTTAAAAGCAGTTGGCTGGAAGATGGCAATAGTAATTGACCCGTGTGCTTATCCTATTTGGGTAAGTATGCGCTACACAGAAGCGGGAATATTTTATGGGCAAGAGACAGGCGAGGAAATTCCTTATGACTTCCCTCAAAAATTAGATGAAGTTTGGATTTATAATGTCCTCCAGCATACCAAAGACCCAGAAAAGATTATTGAAAACGCAAAAAGAGTTGGGAAGGTAATAAGAATCTTTGAATGGATAGACCACGAGGCCAACGAAATGCATCCGCATACTTTGACGGAAGAGAATTTAAATAAGTGGTTAGGTAAAGAAGGCCAGGTAGGTTACTTAAATGAATCAGGATGTGTAGGTAAGTTTTATAGCGGGGTGGTGTAACAGCAGCATTAAAGCCTCATAAGCTTTAGATTCGGGTGCAACTCCCGACCACGCAACCAATCTTTAAAATCAATAGCGATAAAAAGCGACCTCAATTTCGTAGTCCTTTAGTGGACTGGAACAACGTTTTGTCGCTATTGCGTTCTCCAGTCTCCTAAAGAGCTCCGAAAGGGGTTCTTTTTTTATGGACACACAAACTATAACAGGCCCAGAACTTCTAGCCGCTAAGAATTATTCATTAAAGTTTTGGTTAGATAGAAACAACGCTCCGTCTCTTGAAACGATGGCAGCTTTAAAACAATTTGATGTCAAAGACCAGCAAAATTAATACAGGCATTTATCAAGATGCCAATACGCAGAACTATCCCGCTTATATTCCAAGCAAGTCCGATAGCGATGCGCAAACCCGTTTACTACAAAAGCTTACTGAAAGCCGTATTATTGTTTGGCGAAGTTATAACCAGTTTAACAATCGCACATTGTTTGATGCCATTGACGACTGGACTAAGAGATGGAATGGCTACATCCCGCCTGTAGATTTAGTGAGTGGCAACCCTGCTTCCAATATTTTTTTAAACTTTACCCGCAATACAATCATCTCCTACCTCTCTAAAGTCGGGATGCAGCTTCCAGAGCCAAAAATAACCGCGGTTAATAAGAAGACGAATGTTAATAACAAACAGTTAGCTGATGTTTTAAAGGACCTTAACAACTATTCTTTGCAGCAGGAAAATGGCCCAGCTCGTTTGCTTGAGATTGCGCTTGAAACCACGGTTAAAGGCACTGGCATTGTATATGAAGGTTATTTAAAGTCCGAACAGAAAATAAAAACTCCCATTGATTATGACCCCGAAACAGGCCAAGCGGTTTATGAAACTTCAATGCGGACCATCTATGATGACTGCTATCAGAAGACCGTAGCTTTAGAAGATTTTTACATTTCAAATCCTTACGAACCTGATGTTCAGAAGCAGCCTTACATAATTTGGAAAGGCATCACAACTTACAGTGAAGCTTTTTACGAGTTTGGGCATTATAAAAATTGGAAGTATGTCCGTCCAGGAGCTTACGCTCTTACGCAAGAGCCAACAACTTTCTATAGGAACAAATTATATACGGAATTGAATCAATCCCAAGTTCAGATTTTACGCTACTACAACCGCAAAGATAACCAGCATATTGTTTCCATTAATGGTGTAATTATGTATGACGGCCCGATTCCTTTTAAGGATGGTAAATATCCGTTTGCAAAATACATCTGTGAGCCATTTGATAATTTCTTTTTCTGGGGAATGGGCTTAGGCCAAAAGTTTATGGGTGAGCAGGATGTAATGAACACCCAGATTAATATGATGTTGGATAAGGAATACGGTTCTCTTCTCCCTTACGGTTTATCCTCCGACCTTGATGACTTAATTGAAGATGACACGCTTGCGCCTAACAAGATTCGCAAAGTAGGCGACATTAACAAATGGAAGTTTGATACTTTGCCTGGAGTCTCGGCCAGCGAGCAGACAATGTTCCAAACGATTATGAATCTGGCGCGCGAAAACTCTGGCGTGAGCGGTGGCGGCGATGCGTTCACTCCGCACGGGGGTAAGTTACCAGTCAGACAAGTTCTTTTACAACAGCAAGAAGCAATGTCTAAAACTTCTTTCTCAATGAACTTCTTAGAAGACGGCGAGCGAGACAGGACCGAGTTACGCATTGACCACTTGCTCCAGTTTTATTCCATCCCTCGCATTGAAAAAGTTACAGGCCGCGGCGGAAAAGAAATTGAAAGTTTGTTTTATAGGGATATAAAACTCTCCGACACTAAATTGTCAGACGGAAGAATGGGAAATAAAATTATAAAACTTACCGATTCTTTCCAAACCCCAGACGAGAAAGCAAAA